GGTTCTATTAGATACCTTGAAGCAAGAAGAGTTTCTAAAAGAAAAGAAAGTGATATAGCTTATAATGACGAATTAAGGGCGTTTCCAATGACTGTTGAAGAAGCATTTAGAGATGAACTTGACAATGCATTATTTAATGTGGAAAGAATAAACGAACAGATGTCTTTTAACTTAAACAATGACATTGATAAAACATTAGTTAGAGGAAACTTTTCTTGGAAAGACGGAATAAAAGATACTGCTGTTGTTTGGAATCCAAGTTCAAACGGGAAGTTCTTAATAAACTGGATACCAGAAAAGTCGTTACAAAACCAATATGAAATGAAAGCTGGCTGGTCTGGATATTCATATACACCTCTAAATGATGACATTGGAGCTTTTGGATGTGACCCTTATGATATATCTGGAGTTGTGGATTCAAAGTCAAAAAGAAGTACAAAAGACAATGATAATTCTGGAGGTTCAAAAGGAGCTTTAAGTGGCGTTACTTGTTTCACTTTGAAAAATGCACCATCAAATTCCTTTTTTTTAGAATATATATCTAGAACTCAAACAGCAGAAATTTTCTTTGAAGACGTTCTGATGGCTTGTGTATTCTACGGTATGCCGATATTAATAGAGAATAATAAACCTCGTTTACTATACCATTTTAAAAACAGAGGATATCGTAACTTTGCAATTACTAGATTTGATAAAGCTGTTAATAGATTATCTGTTACAGAAAGAGAGATTGGTGGTATTCCAAACTCATCTGAAGACGTAATTCAAATGCACTCATCTGCAATAGAAAGCTACATAAATAAAAATGTAGGTATAGTTAATGATGAAGGAGACTTTGGGTCAATGGCTTTTAATAAAACATTACAAGACTGGTTAGAATTTGATATTAGAAAGAGGGGGAATTACGATTTAGGTATTAGTTCTGGATTAGCTTTGATGGCTATAAACAGACACTCGTATAGAACTCAAGCAGAAAAGAAACCTATAACAATAAACTTACACAAATACGCATAGATGAAGCCGACAAAAGACATATCTGTTATTATAACAAATGCTGGATTGCCAAGACAAAACGATCCATTCTCTGAAAAGATAAAACCAGAGTATGGTTTGAAAGTTGGTAGGGCTATTTCTTACCAATGGTTTAAAAGAGACAATGGAACTTGTAGATTCTATTCTAACAGAGCTGAAGTAATTAGACGTAGAGCTTATGCTCAAGGTATTCAAAATACAGCTAAGTATAAAGATTCAATGAAGCTTAATGGCGACATGTCTTACTTGAACCTTAACTTTAGTCCAATTCCAATCATACCTAAATATGTAGATGTGGTTGTTAATGGTATTAATGAAAAAGAATATAATGTAAGAGCTTTTTCTGTAGACCCAGTGTCTTCAGACAATAGAATATCATATCGTAAAAATATAGAAAGAGATATGAACGCTAAAGACTTTCTTTTAAAAGCAAAAGAGACTTTAGGTGTTAATGCATTTAATACAGATCCAAATGAACTTCCAGAAACAAAAGACGAACTAGATATTCACATGCAACTTAAATACAAGCCCTCTATTGAGATATCTGAACAGATGGCAATAGAAACTGTATTTAATGAAAATAAGTTTAACCTAACTACTAAAAAGAAGTTTGTTAAGGATTTAGTTGTTTGTGGTCTTGGAGCTGCTAAACATAGATTTACAAAATCAGAAGGAGTTAAATTAGAGTATGTAGATATAGCTGACTTTGTTCATAGCTATACTAAAGACCCTTACTTTTCTGATTGTTATTATTTTGGTGAGTTTAAAAATAGTTTAATATCTGAAGTATATAGAGACTTTCCAGACTTGACTGATGACGATAGAGAAAGAATACAAAGCATAGGTTCTTCTTGGAATAAGTATTACTACCTTCACGAGAATAATGCTAATGATGCATTTAAAGATAAGGTTGGTTTATTGTATTTCAATTATAAAAGTACTCGTCAAAAAGTATGGAAAGAAAAGAAAACCAAGAATGGCGGTAAGAAAATAATCCAAAGAGATGAGAGTTTAAATGCTTCTAAAGATGGATTGTATGATGTATTGAAAAAAGAAGAAGAGGTTTGGTTTGAAGGTATAATGGTGTTAGGTACTGATATAATCCTTAAATGGGAAGTAGCTAAGAATATGGTTAGACCAAAATCAAACTTAAACAAAGTAATGTCAAACTATGTAGTATGCGCTCCATTATTACACGAGAGTGGACACATTGATAGCTTAGTAAATAGAATGATTCCATTTGGAGATGAGTTACAAATTATAAATTTAAAAATACAGCAAGTACTTCAGCAAATGAGACCAGATGGTCACGAGATTGACATAGAAGGAATTGCACAAGTATCATTAGGTAATGGAAATAAATATGACCATACAGAAGCTATTAATATGTTTATGCAGACTGGTTCTATTCTTACACGGAATACAAATGTCGGAGGAGAGTTTAATGGTGGTAAAAGAGTCATACAGGAAATTCAAAGTACTGGTTTCTTAAGTAAGCTTACAGCACTTACAAATCAATATCAATTCAAACTCCAAATGATACGAGATGTTACTGGAGTTAATGAAGCTAGAGATGGCACTATGCCAGATGCTGATTCATTAGTTGGTCTTCAAAAAGTAGCAGCATATAATTCTAATGTAGCTACAAGACATTTACAAGATGCTACGTTCTACATTGTTAGAGGTATTGCTGAATGTATAGCTTATAGAATATCTGATGTATTAGAGTATAGTCCTTTAGCTGCTGATTTAATAAATAAGATAGGTAGTACAGCAATGATTGACCTTAAAGATATTAAGGATTTACATTTGTATGACTTTGGAATATTTATAGATTTAGATTTAGATGAGGAACAAAAAGCAAAATTAGAATCTGATTTAAGTTTAGAAATACAAGCTGGGACTCTTGGTGTTGAAGATAAGTTTGCGATATTAAATATTAGGGATTATGGATTAGCTTATAGAGTATTATCTATGGCTAAAAAGAAAAGAGCTAAAGATTTGCAGAAACAAGAAATGGATAAAATTAAAGCCAATCAAGATTCTCAAATACAAATATCTCAAGCAGCATCTCAAGCTAAAGCACAACAAGCACAGATGGAAGGTCAAATTAAAATGCAAGTTCAACAAGCTGTTAATCAAGGCAAGCTAGACGAACTTCAGAAAGAGGCTGAATTGAAAATGCAGTTGATGGCTAAGGAGTTTGAATACCAAATGCAAATAAAGCAAAGAGAGTCTGATGTATTACATCAAAGAGACACTGTTAAGGAAGATAGAAAAGATGATAGGACTAAATTACAAGCTACTCAACAATCTAAAATGATTGATCAAAGAAGCACAGACAAAGCGCCAATAGATTTTGAGTCAGATGGTATGGATGGTCTTGATGGTTTCAGACTATAAATATCGTTTATAATTATTATATCTTTGCAAAAATTTTTATTATATTAAAGTTAAATCTAAAAAAAGTAAAATATGAGTATGTTTAAAACAGTTGATTACGAAGACGAACCTTTAAATCAAGAAGCTTTTAATGACGAGCAAGTTGAAGCTCTTGTAGAAGAAACTACAGAAGAGGTTACGGAAGAAGTTACAGAGCAAGTAGATGAAGAGGTATCTCAAGAATCAAAACCAGAGCTAGATGAAGATTTAGTTAAGGAATATTTAAAAAGTAAATACGGAGCTGAATTCGATTCTATTGATGATTTAGTTAAATCTAAAGATAAAACTAACGACAGAAAGATTCCAGAAGATGTAGAAAAATATTTAGATTACAAGGAGAAAACAGGTAGGTCTTATTCAGACTTTATGGAGACTCAAAAAGAATGGGACAAAGAAGATCCTAATTACGTTCTTAAAAAATACTTATCTGAAAAGAATCCTTACTTAGATGCCGAGGAGGTTAATGAGGAGTTCGAAGACAAATATGTTTTTGACGTTGATTACGATGATGAGAAAGATATTAAAACAAAAAAACGAGAGTTTAAAAAAACATTATCTGAAGCCTTAGATTATTTTAATGGACAAAAGGATGAATACGCAGTAGCAAGGTTTGACGAGAGCGTAATCCCAGAGACATATAAAGAAGCTAAAGCAATGTTAGATAATCTTAATGTTCAACAAGAACAAAGTCAGAAAACTCAAGCTAAACAGCAAGAGAATTTTGTTAATTTGACTGATAAATTATTTTCTGAAGATTTCAAAGGTTTTGATTTCAACGTAGCGGGAAATAAAATGACCTACAATGTTCCAGACGTGGTTCAAGTTAAGGAAAGTCAAAAAGACATTATGAATACGATTGGAAGATTTGTTGATGCAGAAACGGGGATGTTAAAAGATGCAAGTGGACATCACAAAGGGCTATATGCTTATGCTAATGCCGATAAACTTGCTGAACATTTTTATGAGTTAGGAAAGTCTGATGCTATTAAGTCAGACATATCAAATTCTAAGAACATAGATATGGGTCAGAAAGAAGTGGGTTCAACATCTAACGCATCGCCAAAGATGTTCAAATTATTATAAACGCTTAAAAAAATAAAAAAATGGCGAATAGCATTTTATCAGTTCCTGGAGTAAACTTTACTCCTAGTCCAAAAAAAGAAGTTACTTCTTCTAACTACTTAGAAGCATCTAACTTTAATTTCACAAACCAGTACATGCCTGACTTGTACGAAAAAGAATTCCAATCTTACGGTAATCAATCTGTAAAAGGTTTATTGGAAAAAATCGGTAGCGAATATGCTATGTCTTCTGACCTTGTAAAATGGACTGAAGAAGGTCGTTTGACTAAAATCTACAAAACAGCTACTAGAACTGGAAATGTATTCTCTGGAACCTCTCTTGTAGGTCACTCTGTTAGAGTAAACGAAACTGTATTAATTTACAATACTGTATCTGGTATTGAAAACATTGGTGTTGTAACTTCTGTTGCTGATGATAATTTCACAGCTTATTCTACTCTTGCTGCTGGATACGGTGTTGGTACTACTGCTAGTCAATTAACTATCTATGTATTCGGTTCTGAATTCAAAAAAGGAACTCCAGGACAAGATACTTCTTTAACTACAGATCCAAACATCTTCGAAAACAAACCAATCATCATCAAAGATGTGGATATTGTTAACGGTTCTGACATGACTCAAATCGGTTGGATTGAAGTTGCTCCTGAATATGGTGGAGGTTACTTATGGTACTTGAAAGACAGAGCTAAAACTCGTCAACGTTTTGATGACTTGTTAGAGATGTCTATGGTTGAGGGCAAGAGAATTGAAGTTGCTTCTGATGCTTATGTTACTGGAAAACTTAGAGGTACTGAAGGTTTCTTCGAATCTGTATCTAAAGGTAATATCTTTGAAGGTACTATCTCTGATATTGAAACAGATTATGCGCTTATCATCAACAGACTTGACGCTCAAGGAGCTATTGCTGAAAACATGATGTTTGCTAAACGTAACCAAGACCTTGCATTTGACAAAGGAATGGCATCTATCAATGCTATATCTGGTTCTGCTTACGCTGGTGGTCAATCTTACGGTTTGTTTGGAAATGATGTTAACATGGCATTGTCTTTATCTTTCAAATCTGTAATGTGGGGCGGTTATACTTTCCATAAAACAGCTTGGAAATACTTGAATGATCCAACTAAACGTGGAGCAATCACTGGTCTTTCTTCTATCAATGGTGTTATCTGTCCTGCTGGTTCTATGTCAGTTTATGATAACGTATTAGGAGCTAACACTACTCTTCCATTCTTGCACATTAAATATCGTTCTAACTCTGGTGAGGATAGAAGATATAAAGCTTGGGTTGTCGGTGGTGCTGGTGGAGCTACAACATCTTCTTTAGATGCTAATGAACTTCACTTGTTATCTGAAAGATGTCTTAACGTAATGGGAAGAAACAATTTCGTATTATTGAAATCTGCTTCTGCATAGTAGTTGCATTTTTATAAAAGTCAAAGGGGAGGTAATACTCCCCTTTTTCTATATAACATAATTTGTATCTTTGCAAAATATCGGTGATAATCACCGTAATAAAATAAAATTTTAAATAAAATAAAATGGCAACAGTAAAAAAAGCTGCAATTGTAGAAGAAGTTAAAAACAAAATCTACATACTTAAAGATGGTTCAAGACCATTAACGTACACTCTATCTAATCGTCATAAAGGAGATCTCCCTCTTCAATATCATGATAAAAAAACAAATACCTTAAAACCAATGAGGTATGCTACAAACCAAGAGAGTGTATTTATTCCAGAACAAACAGGAGAAGTAACATTAGGAAGTATTGTATTTGAAGAAGGAGTATTAGTTGTTCCTCATGGAAATCCAACATTACAAAAATTTATGGACTTACATCCAAAGAATGGAATGTTATTTGAATTGTTTGATCCAGAGAAAGAAGCTGAAGAAGAGTTGGTAGAATTAGACCTACAGTTTGAGGCTGCTAAAATTGTTAGGGAATTAAAACTAACAGAGCTTGAAAACATTGCACTATCTATTTACGGAAGTGAAGCAACTAAAATGTCTAGTTCAGAAATGAAGAGAGATTTAAGGATTTACGCTAGTGATTATCCAGAGATGTTTTTAAAGTTAGCGAACAATGATATGATTGGTCTTAGAGGTTATGGTATTAAAGCTGTATCAGAAGATATTTTAAGATACGATTCTGCTACTGGAAGATTCTATAATGGTAAAGATATTGTATTAAGCGTTCCTCACGGAGAAGATGAATTTGATTCATTAGCAAGGTACTTTAAAGGTAAAGAAGGTCAGCTATTATTAGACTTTATCAAAGCTAAATTAGATTAGAAAAATCGCCTTATTATTCATTGGCTTTAATAGTGCGTAACTTGAAAGGGGTAATTAATTTTATCCCTTTTTTTATGTAAATTAATCACTTTTTTATTTTCGTATCTTTGCAAGAAATAAACTATTTTTATAATGATAGATAAGGTTAGGAGTACGGTATTGTTCTTTATGAGCAAAGATGGTAGAGGGTATCTAACTCCAATGGAGTTTAATTCTTTTGCTGAAATGGCTCAGCGTTCTATATTTGAGGAAGACTTTTTCTCGTATAATAGACTTATTCTAAAGCAAGTAAATAGACTTACTGGTGGAGAGTTCGCTGATTTACCAAAAAATTTAAGAGAAAGAATAGATAGATATTCACAATATGCACCATTGTCTAAAGCTTCTGGCACTTGGACTTATGCAGCTACTGATGTGCATAGAGTTGAAGGATTAATGTATAACACCATAGACATAGAGGAGGTTTCTAAGTTAGATATAAACAAACTAACGAATACTCCACTGGTTTCTTATTCAGTTTCATATCCAGTTTACACTAGAGTAGGAACTGGTTTTAAGATATTTCCAGATAATATAACTGACAATGTTCAAATGTATTACCTAAGAACTCCTATAACTCCTAAATGGACATATGTTACTGTGGCTGGAAATCCAATATTCAATGGTTCTCCATCTTTAGGATACCAAGATTTTGATATGCACGAAAGTTGTTTTGAGGCTCTTGTAGCAAAGATTTTATCTTATGCTGGTATTTCTATCAACTCACAAGAAATAGTTAATTACGTAACACAACAGGAGCAATTAGATGCTGCTAAAAAACAATAAGGCATGAGTAATATAGTAACATTACCTCCAATAGATTATTATGAAGATCCTAACGAGAACTGGGGTGGGTATCAATACGTAACAATAAAGGATATTGTAAATAGATTTATGCTTACCTATGTTGGCGATGACAGAATACTTCCATCTTCAACAAAAAGATACCAAGTTATATATCATGCTAAAAGAGCATTACAAGAATTAAACTATGACGTACTTAAAGAAATCAAAGCTATGGAGCTTGAGCTTGGAGACACATTGCAAATTATTCTTCCAGGTGATTACATCAATTACGTTAGAATATCTTATGTAGATCAGAATGGTAGATTTCATCCATTAATTGAAAACAGAGATACTACAATAATTACAGCTCCGTACTTACAAGACAATCAATTTAACATATTGTTTGATGAAGATGGTTACCCATTAGAAGGTCAAAGTTTAACTGACATTAACTCTAGAAGTACAGACTTAGGAAATGTTAATCAATACTCTGGTTGTCAAGGCGGTTGTGGAGATTCTTCTTGCATTAGCACTGGATGTGGTGGACCTAATTATGGAGGAGCTAATTACGGTCTTGATACATCAAAAGCAAATAAGAATGGTACATTTAATATAGATAAAAAATTAGGTGTAATACAATTTAGTTCTGATGTTAAATATAGCACTATAGTTTTAGAGTATATTTCTGATGGTTTAGAATCAAATGACGAAAGCCAAATTGAAGTTCACAAATTAGCAGAAGCTTGTTTGATTAATTACATAGCTTGGCAAATGCTTCATACTAAATACAACGTGCAAGAATACATAGTAAGCAGATTTAGAAAAGAATATTTCTCTCAGTTAAATAATACCAAAATAAGAATGGCTGATTTGAAAGGTGAGAAAATAATGCAGTTATTAAAAGGTAGAAGAACTTGGTTAGCTTAAAAATATACAAATGACTAAAATATCAAATAATTTCCTAATAGGTACAGTAAATAAAGATTTAGATGAAAGACTTGTTCCTATGGGTCAATTAACTAATGCTTCAAACGTATCTATAGTTACATCTGAGGAAGGTCAAAAGGGAGTTGTTAAAAATGCTTTAGGTAATATTAAGAAAACCACAGTAGCATCTACTTTTGGAATTACAAATCCAAAGACTGTAGGCAAGTGTACTCTCCCATCTAAAAGTTTAGTTTATAATTTTGTATGTGGAGACAACTACGATGCAATAATTGAATACGACGCATTAACAAATTCCTCTGCACTTATTTTAAAATCAGTTGTATCTACTGGTGCTTTGAACTTTTCTAAAACAAAAAGAATAAAAGCATCTGACATTATTGTTACTGGAGAAGGACAAGGAGATTTGATGGCGTGGACAGATGGGGTTAATCCACCTAGAATAATAAACATAAACAGATTTAAAACTATATTTTCAGCAACACCTTCATATGTAGTTACGTCTTTAGAAATAAGCGTTATAAAACCAGCCCCTATATATGCGCCTACATTAGCGTTAAAAACAGTTTCTACTACTGGTATTAATTTTATAAAAGATAAGTTTTTAAGTTTTGCTTATAGATATAAGTACAATGATGGATACTATTCAGCTATATCTTCGTGGAGTGAAGTTGCTTTTACACCGAATAGTTTTGAGTTAGATTATCAAACATACGAAAATAACGGAATGTTAAACTTGTTTAATGCTGTTGATGTTTCGTTTTATACTGGAGATAGAGATGTTATTGGTGTTGACTTATTATTTAAAGAATCAAATAGTAACACGGTATATATTATAAATAAATTTATTAAAAGTCAACAACCTGGATGGTTAACAACTGGCGAAATACAGAAGTATGAATTTAGTAAGAGTAAGGTTTACTCTGTATTGCCAGAAGCTCAATATTATAGAAATTTTGATAATGTCCCTTTATTAGCTAACGCTCAAACAACTATAGGTAATAGATTATTATATTCAGATTATACAGAAGGAAGAGATGTAGGTAACATAGATTTTACTGTAAGTTCTTCAAATACGCCTCTATTTTCTGATGTAATAACAGATACAACTGTTAATTATATAAACGCAACAAGTTACTCAAACTTAGTTGATTTTGAAGAAGGTCGTTATGTTAGTGGAACTGTATTAACATCACCTATTAATTATTCAACAAACACATTATCCACCTATCAATTAAACGCAACATACCAAACTAGATTCACATTTACAATAACTCCATATGCTGGATACACATCTGCAGTATATTCACTTAGAGTTGTTAAGGTTTCAGATTCCTCAGTAGTACATTCGCAACTAAATAAAACTGGAACTAATTCATTTGTTTTTAACAGTTACGGAACTACTCCTCAATACAGACTATATGTTGATGGGCCTGTACTATATGATTTAAAAACTAATTGGGATATATATCAAGTTGTTAATGGTATAGTTTATCCAGATCCATTTTCAAGATATGAATTCAATGCTGTTCGTCAACTTTCATTTCCTGCAAGTTCTGGTTCTGATTATACACAAGGAAATACAATAATCAAAACATCTTGCGCATATGATTTTACTGGTTTTCAGTTTAAATCTGGAAAACAATTATTTTTTAATTTTAAATTAGACTCGTCACTTGTTGAGTGGACAGCAGAATGTACTTTTAGTTTTATATTAACTAGTGATTATTCTAGTTTATCTGATTTTTACACTAATTCTGATTTTAAATATCAACTAGAAAGTGGGTTTTCTAATTTATTTAGGTACAATTTTTTATCAAATGCATCTTCAACAATAGTATCATATAGTGGTTTTTCAGCACCTACTCCAGTTGGATCTGTATTATTGGTAAAAACTCCTAACGTAGCATATACTATAACAGATACAAGTGGAACTGTAGCAGAAAGTAAAAATGAATTTTACTTAATAAATGACATTTCCCTATATGCATCTTTATCTTCTGCATACAGAAGTATGCATAGCAATAGGGACTATGAGGTTTGTATGATATATTTAGATGCAGAAAGTAGGAAAACCACAGCACTAGTTTCTAACACAAATACAACATACATTACTCCAGAAAATAGTACTAATATAAACTTATTAACTGTAAATATAAATCATACTCCTCCGTCTTGGGCTAAGTATTATAAATTTGGTATTAAACAATCTAAAAATCAATATCAAACAATATATGCTAACCTAGTTTATACTGATGGTATTTATAGATGGATAAATATAGTCGGAGAAGATATAAATAAAGTAAAGGCTGGTGATATGTTAATTGTAAAGTCTGACATGAGTGGACCTAGAAAAGATACTTTGCCTATAACTACAAAAGTATTAGAAGTTACAAATAATGTAAGCAATTTTATATCTGGAAACTACATAGGAAGTAATGAATTGTTAGAAATTCCTGGTACATATATAAAAATAAAACAAGGAGATTTTGACTTAGACATAGATCAATCAGCTTTCGTTGAATTTTCTGGAAGTGCTGGAGCTAGATACCCATACTCTGGGAATTACAAAACAACAACAAGTCCTAACTTTGGGACTATTACTGGGACTACGTATACTCCATATGCAATAACAGCTGGAACTTCTATACAAATGAAAGTTCGCACCTATGCTTATGGCTCTATAGCTTTTGACGCTGTTTTTGAAATAGATACTCGTGCATATGCTGATTATGATAACATAAAATCATGGTTTGAAACAGAAGTACAGCCTTTGAGTAGTTGGGAGCTATTCGCTGTTGAAACTGGAGCGAAAGGTGGTTTAAAAACATCTAATGGTTACGGATGGAACATGGATGGTACAAAACCAAAAACGTTCTGGATAATACCAAAGAGAGATGGTACTGCAAGTAGAGACGTGTATTCTTCAATAAAAATAAACGTAAACTTTTCTAGTGGAGATTTAATATTTGAAACAGAACCTACATTAGAACTTAATACTCCATACTTCGAAACTCCAGAAGTTTATGCAATAACATCAGGCGCTCACCAAGTAGGAACTCATACATTAAGTAGAGCATTCAACTGTTTCTCATTTGGAAATGGAGCTGAAAGTTATCAGATAAGAGATGCTTTTAGTGGTAAATCATTTTCTATTGATAGTAATCCAACAGCTGTTTCTGAGGATAAATACAAACAAATAAATAGATTCTGTGATTTAACTTATAGTGAAGTTCTTCAAGAAAGTACGAATATAAATAGGCTTAATGAGTTTAATTTATACTTAGCCAACTACAAGGATGATATGGAAAAATCATTTGGTAGAGTTACAAGTATAAAAGGATTCGATACCAATCTTGATGTTATACAAGAAGATAAATACTCGGTTGTTTATTACGGTAAAGACTTGTTATATAATGCAGATGGAACAACCAACTTGCAGAAGATACCACAAGTATTAGGACAACAAAAAGCTTTAGATGGAGAATTTGGCTCTCAGTTTTCAGATGGGTTTGATTTCTATGGTTACAATAGATTCTTTCCAGATGTAAAGAGAGGTACTATAATGCAGAAGTCTAATCAAGGAATAGTTCCAATATCTAATTTTGGTATGAATTATGACTTTACAAAACTATTTAGAGATAATGTAATAAATAACATTATAGGTGAGTATGATCAACACTTAAATGTATATGTAATAAATATAAAATACAATACAAATCAGTTTGTAACTTGGCTTTATTCTGACGATAGCAATGGATGGGTAACAACTCAAACATTTAACCCAGAAGATATGTGCAGACTTAATGGAGAGTTTTATTCATTTTATGGTGGTGATATTTACAGACACAACGATAGCACTAATTACAATACGTTTTACGGAACGGTATATGATTCATCATTCTCATTCAATATGAATGTTGAGCCTGGAACAAGAAAAATATTTAGAACTTTATCTACAGAAGGAACTGATGCTTGGATAGCAAATTGTATTACAGACCAACAAACAGGGCATATATACGCTGCGGATTACGAAACAAAAGAAGGTGTTAAATATGCTTATATAAGAGGCAATGACACTTCATTGATTGATACTGCAACACCATCAGTTCAGGGAATTGGAACTATAACCTCTATATCTGGATTAAATGTAATTACTGGAGTTTCTGTCCCAAATTTAGTGAATATTGGAGACGCAGTATATACATCTTTAATGGCGTATATAGGGAATATTACAGCGATATTATCCAATGGCGTTACTTTAAGTTCCGTAACTGGTTTAACTGCTGGAACTTTTATTATATCGGTTAAAGGACAAAGCGCAGAAACATCTGGTTTATTAGGATATTACATGAATGTAACATTAAAATTAACAGATAAAAACACTAGGTCTGAACTATACCAAGTTAACTCAGAGGTATCTAAATCTTTTATGTAAAATACATTATCTTTGTAACTATGAAAAGTAGATTTATTACAACAGAAGACTATGATACACTTGTAAAGTGGTGGAAGTTCTGGAGGTTTTGTCCTCCAACACAGGAAGTACTGCCAGACAATGGGTTGTCAGGAATTGTTGTGACAGATGATGATGATAGACCCGTTTGCGCTGGTTTCTTATACTATACAAATAGCCCTATAGCTTGGATAGAATTTATAGTTAGTAATCCAGAAGTTAAAGATAAGACCATACGACATGACTCATTGGTTTTCTTAATAAAAGAACTTAGCGGAATAGCATTGATAAACAATAGAAAGGTGATATATTCATCTTTAAAAAACGAAAACCTCATGAACAAATATGTTGAATGTGGTTTCCAAAAAGGAGGAAGTAATACAACTGAAATGATAAAAAGTACATGGGAGTAGCAACAACAATGGCGATTATAGGAGGTGTAGCATCTGCTGCACAAGCTGTAAAGGGCGCTCAAGAAGCAAGTGAGGCAAAATCTGCATTAAACAATTTGAAACTACCAGAGTGGCAGAATCCTTATGAGAATATGCAAGTATCTACTATGGGAGCTGACTTACAAATGCAAGAATCTCAAAGAACTGCTGCATCTAATATTGAGGCATTACAAGGCGCTGGTGTTAGAGGAATAGTTGGTGGTGTGGGTAGAGTTCAAGGAGAACAACAACAAATGAATCAACAAATAGCTGCCGACTTAGATAGACAACAAAAAGAAATTAATCAACAGTCAGCACAAGCTCAAATGCAAATTCAAGGAGTTGAAGAACAAAGATATAGAGGTGATGTTTCGGCATTGTCTTCACAAGTTAATCAAGGAAACCAAATGATGTGGACTGGTATCACTGGTGTTGCTCAATCTGGAATGGC